GATCAGATTGTCCAATAGAAAAACTTGCAGTCTTACTTACGCATGCAGCACTTGAGCCACCTATATAAGGTCTAGCCATAATTAGCCTCCTTAATCTGTAACTTTAAACAGATGATGACTTTCAATCAATGAGATACCAACGCCCTCATCAGAGAAGTATTGATCCTTCACTCCGTCAAAAGCATTATCTGTTTTGATGTTAGTTTGATACATCGGTGAACGATACTGAGCATGAAATAGATTCTCTTCACTTACAACAAGCATGTACTTGTTGTAAGGACCACGCAATGCGGGAGTTGGAATCAACTGAAGAATACCGTGAGGTGTCTCAAGTACCTTATAGTTGAAGCCTAGAGAATCGCGTCTCATATCACTCAAGTTAACAGTCCAGCCAGATGATCCAGCCATACCTTCAGAACCAGCCATTTTTGACCAGTATCCTAATGCACCAGCTCCACAGAAAGCTCTCTTTACTCCAGCTTCAGGAACGTATTGGAAAACTTTTTCCATATCATCCACGAAACTATTATAAGTATAAGTTGCTTCTGAGACGCTGAAGATGTTCTGGTAATCATAAGATCCAGATTCACCATATTTATCCATTGCACTTACTATACCATAAGTAGAGCGGATAACATTTCCAGCAGCATCTGTTCTTCCATCATCTGCGAATGTTTCGTCAACATTAGATGCTTTGTTACCAGCATCATATGCAGATTCACCTAAACCAGTTCCACTATCACGCTGTCCGAAAAGGAAAGCCTTTTCTTTTTGCATTTTGTGTTCCTGATTCTTCTGTGCACGTAAACGTGACAGTTCAGATGATTCACCACGTAAGGATGCAGCCAGAAGTGTTCCGGTGATCTGCAGAGGAGTCTTAAATATCTGTGAAGAATTATAGACTACTTGCAATTCATCAGCCCAAGCTTCAGGTGCTGTCATACCTTCACCCTGTGCGTTACCAATTACATAGTTAACACCATCATCTGGTAGAGCTATTGTCCCACCAGAAAGTGATTTAACTGTTAGTTCTGGTGTTGCAGAGACTGCAGTAATTACAACTGTTCCAAGTTTACTTGATTCAGCTGCGTTCCAGCATTCTATTACCAAACCAATCCAAGAATCATCTGGAGCGGAAGATAATCCAACAATACCATCAACTGGTAAAGAACCTAGACCAGTATCATTATCTGGTACTGTTCCGGGTGTTCCTTTATTCCATAGGAACTTTTGTTTTACCCAAGGATTACGATGCTCGAACATCTTAAAGATTGGGTCGGGTACTTTCCGTGATTCTCTATTTGAAATTACGGTAGTGAAAGGAGCTACGTCTGTCCAGAGTTCTTTTACAACCTGTGGGCTTACGTAGAAATCCCGTCTATCCGTATAGAGAACACCAGCAGAACCGCCATTGTACATTGACTTTTTTGTTTCAGCCATGTTATTTGTCCTTTATTTTATCGCTTCAAGCCCATCAATCCAGCATTGAATATATCTTCATCATTCATTGGAGGCTCTGTCTTGCCAGTCTCTACTGCTGCAGTTCTTGGCATAGCAGATATCTCCCTTTCTCTGATAACTTGATCCTTACGCTGTTGGACTTGAGCGTTTGGTGCATCTTTCATTTGAAACAGTTTTGCTAAATGATCAACAGTAACATTTGCAGGATTACTAGCCCATTGTACAAAATCATTTGCACGGGACTGGTCCCAGCCATAGCTACTAACCGCATGATTATAAGCATTACTGCGTAGTGAATTTGCTTCTTGCTCCAGCATTGCCTGCTGGTATTTTTGAGCATATTCAGTTTCACGGTGCTGCTCCCTTTTTTCAATAAAAGAGATATAATCATCTTGGTATTGTTCTTTTTGCAACCTGAATTTAAAAGACGCACTTTCGGGGTCATTATACGCATCAACCTCGTTGTAGCTGACTGGTTTCTCCGGTTTGACGGGTGACTTCAATGAAGGCTCTTGAGCTTGCTCAATAGGTTGTCCATTGGAGGGAGATTGCTGTGCACCCTGCATAGCTTGCTCACGATAGTAAGCTAACTCTTGCTGGGTAGCGGACAGTTCGCCCTTTACCTTGTCTGCCTGACTTTGCCAGTATTCAAATCTACTCGGGTCTGCTTTTGCAGATGAAGATTCTTGAGAACTCTCCACACTCTCAGCCTGTTGTTCTCCTACAGGCACTTCGTTGATTGATGGTCCGGTTGTGTCTACCTCAAACAGATTAGTGTTTGTGGCATCTTCACCTGCCGGGACAGCTACTCCTTCAACAGGAATCTTTGTGTCCTCTACTCCGTAACCGAACGGATCAGCATCAACTTGTATACTTGCTTCTTGTGCTACTTCAGCCATTTTATTCTCCTTTGCGATTTGTTTTCAGCAACCGCTATTATGATAGACCTACTTTACCATTGGTAGCTTTTTTCACTTCTTCACGAAGTTTCTTAAGCTCATCTGAGGCTCTTTCCTTATATAGCTGTGTAGCCATTTCGGCTTTTGCCTCAGCCTTTGCCAATTTTTTCTCAAACTCTTTGACCTCAACTCTCTTGCGGTCATGGATTGATTCACGTTGTGCAGTCTGGAGATCGCCCTTAAGCTGTTTAATTTGATCAGTCTGCTGCTGGACCTGCTGCATTAATTTCTGCATTTGTCCAGCTCTCTCCAGAACACCTTCCATATCAGCAACATCGGTTTGTTTTAAAACCTCTGTTTGATCGATCAATCCTGATTTATAGAGTTCCATATAATACTCGAATCTAGCCCATCTATTAGATGGTAGGGTAGACCCAGATACAACAATTATATCATATTTGCCTACTGTGATATCATTTATCTTCTCAATTAGCTGCCCAGATACATCATCATAGATGTTCTGGTTTATCTTTACTTCGACTGGTTTATTATTCGGCTGTATCAGTCTTACTGTCTTTTCACTCTGATATACAAACTGAATTAAACCAACGACAGATCTTGCCAATTGATTCAAGGATGATTCAATATCATCTTTCTTCGAGTTAATTCTTCTTTGTCCAAACTCATCCATTGCTATCGTTCCTTTGAACGTCTGTGGTGCTCCACCTACATCACCCTGCATAAAGGTATAAATACCTAATATTCTTTCAATATCCTGCTTAGCATCTGCCTCATTCTTATAAAGCTCATTAGGTAAGGGTACTGGTCCGGCTACAATAGGCTGACCCAGTTCAGGATCGAACTCTATTACAGCCGTACCAGCTTTTGCCCACTCTTCCTCAAGTTGTTTTTTGTTCATGGAGCCACGAGGGATAAGTAACTTGACGTTCGTGGAAGAGCTGGCATGAGCAACGATGAGCGAACGAATTTTATTAATGTATTCCTGAAGTCCTCTTACAAGCCTCACATCACTTGTAGGATATGGATTCCGATGATGACCATTCATAAAAGGCACAATCGGATAATCTTCTATTGGAAGTATAATAGAATAGAGATATTCATCTCCAACAGAGATACATTGTTTAATATTTGTATTCATTACCTTAGTAACCATGATTTTATCACTATCAATTAAGATACCTTTATCAATAATATCTATACTGACAGTACTTTCAGGTATTGAATCTAATGTTTCTTCTCCTTTTACAGGGACAGGCTGCCCAGTTTGTGGGTCCTGTTCTAAATGATATACCTTACCTACCTGCTCTGCTATCTGCATATACTGATTAACACTTTGTTTTTCTGTAAGTATCTGCTGGTCTTTAGCTGTGGTAAGGATAACTGCTGGTTCTTCACGATATTCAGCATATTGAGGATCATTAATAATAATCTCTCTATTCTCAAAGGGATCAAATATCTTATAATAAGGAGTTTTAATTTTTGTATATCTTTCAAATACTTCCAGTTCTCTCTCATCATCTACATTTAATAATGATTGTTTTCTGGATTGCGGCACAACTTCTTCATCGAATAGTCCAAATCTATTCTCATCATAGTCACTTATATGACTTGTTTCCTGAGATGCTCGTATTGTTTCCTCAAATTCAGGATACATCTCAATCAACTCCTTCTCTGTCATACGCTTTGCTACTACAATATTAGAAGCATCCCTGCAGAATGGATCTTCTGCATCAGGGTCAATATAGACAGATAGAGGGTCAATAGACTTAACCATTACTTCACCTCTGCCAAAATCAGCATCAGGCTTGATATAGGACATCATTACGCCCATACCTTTTACATAATAATCATCGATGCAGCGTTTTAATTCTGCATTGCCTACTGAGATATCCCATACCCAAGCCATTAGATCAGAGAATATTCTACCTACTTTAGTATCAGAAGTATCCCTGCCAGTTGACTGGAACTTAGGTGCATTAGAAGTCAGCATTGCTTTTGCCTGTTCTACTGCTGGATGGATCACATTAACAACTAAAGGCTCCTGTGCACGTGCACGGAGAGCATTTACTTGTTCTTTTTTCCATTGTTTACCAGAGCGAAACTCTGAATCTTCTACAGCTTGTCTAGACCATAGCTTACGAGCAGAGCTATAATCACTAAACAAATCTTGAGTATATTGAGTCTCAGGATGTTTTTGTGGCATGTGGTCCTATCATATATATAATTATTCTTTATAATTTAAATAAACTTCAAGCTGTCATCCAGTCAAATTGTTCAGTTTTTGTAAAATGCTGTGTTTTTTTCTCATTCTCATCTTTTATCTTATGAAATGGAGCATATATTTTTTTCATAGCATAATACATACCATCTAAGAGGTCATCATGCTTTGCTCGAGGATATAATAGCATTTCATCCTTTATTTCAAGCATTTCATCTTGAATATAGACCTTTTTCTGGGCAAAATAGGGTTCGAGTGTTTCTAAGCGTGATGATTTGCTGTTTCTGGGGTTCTCACGTATCTCTAATCCCGATATGAAGAGATTTTCTTCCTCACATCGCTGCTTTACGTATTCTCTGAGCATCTCCTGATAGCCGACAGACTCAATACGTACTTTTACAGGTTTATATATTTTAAAGTACTCAATAATATGATCTGCGAGGTTCATGGGGGTTGCACGTTTGCGGTAGTAAGGTAAGAGATAACGATTGTTATCATTATCGATAGCAACTGCAACTATTGTTGAATAATCAGCAGTACTTTTGGTAGATGATGCAGGATCAACCCCCATAAACACATTTACTGGCACGGTTTCTTCTACATCCTTGCCATTTCTTTTTGTTATCTTCAAATATGCCTCATCTTCCTCATTATGATGCAGCTTGCCTTCATAATACTGAAAATAAGACTCTTTAAACAGCTGGTCCTCATCTCCAATGATCTTACATAAATATTCCCTATAGAATACAGATACCCTGTTAATAGATTCTAATTCTTCTTTCTTTTTCTGCAGTTTTTCAATAGGATGCCATTCTTCCCATAGAGATATCTTTTTATCCAAGTCTGGTGCAAAATAAAGATTCTCCCATCCTTTCATCTCTTTCAGCGTTTCTACCATACATCGTTGATGCTGAGGTGTACCAATAATAACTATCCTGCCGCACTTAGGGTCTAGGGATGGAACGGCAGACTGCAGCAGCCATCTTAAGTTTACTTCCATTGCTTCTGCTGTCTTAGTGTTATTCTCATCCTCTGGGTCATCTACAATGATCAATGTAGGTCGCTGATTGCCCTTTTTAATCCCTCTTAACTGCTGTCCTGTCCCTTTACAGACAATCATAGAGCCGTCTTTGAGTTCAATCTCTGATTTAGCCCATTGTCTGGCTGAATGTTGTCCCCAATATCCGAATAATGACCTGAAATTAGAGGAAAAATCAAGGGTATCCTTAATTGTACCTAATAATTTAATAGCATGATCCTGTGTTCTGGATACCAGTACAATAAGTTTCTGCCCCTCATGAAACATAAGATGGTACAGAGGAAAGACACCACCCACGATGGAGGATTTGGCATGACCACGAGGGGCTACAATATTTATTTGAGAATGATTCCTGTTTAATAGCCTTTTGGCTATATCATAATGAAATGCTGGCGAAGGAGCTGAGAACATATTCGGCATTGTTACCTTGCCAAACAGCACCAGATTGCTTTTCAGCTTTACTTTTATATCATCCGGCTGGTTCATCTTCCTCTACCTTGCGTGACATCTTTAATGATTTCTCCTCATTTGCTATCAGGTCGCCAATATTACTAGCAACATCCAGCTGCAGCGTATCGGTTGTGATCTTTTTATTAGGCTTCATCTCTAATAAGTCCATAAAAGAATCTGATATTTTAATCATATTGGTTACATCCTGCTTATTGCGAGCAATATGTAATCCTTCCAGCATTGTATCTAATACCGATGAACTGTTTATCCCCTTTTCAGATAAAACTTCCCTGAGTTTCTTCTCTACCATCTTTTTTATTACCTCCTGTTTTAGGACCCTGCGAACTGTTGCTGCAGGTTTCTGTTGATCTGGGCGGTATATGTACCCTAGTTGTTTATAATCAACCTGCTTAGTAGAAGTTAATTGTCCTACATAAGCAGATACAAGGTTCTTAGTCCGTGTTTTCTTAGCTTCACGCTCTGCCCATCCCATAGGATTAGCCTGCGTGTAAACACCATGTGACCTGTTAATAAGATATTCTATCTTGTTGGTATTTCCCGCCCAGTTTGCACCATAGGAAAGTTTAATGAACGTCTTAACCCGACCTTTTTTGTCGGTATAAGTCTTCCTGCCAATACACTTTCCCACATACCCATCATCGGAAAGAGCATAATCCCCTATGTGTGCTTCTTTCCAATGCAGATATGTTATATTTAATTTATCTGCTTCTTCAGTTGTATAGACTTTATACACCTGATTCCTTTTGTTTACTTTCCTTTTTAAAGTATCCATCCCTACTTACCTTCTAGTACTTACTCAAAGTACCTACCTTCTAGTACTAACCTTCTAGTACTAGAAGTAATATATACTTACTTGTATATATTACTTAGTGTTAATCCCTACTCTCCCAAGTCTTGGGGTCATTTAAATATTGTTCTATAATAGCATTTACTACATCTAGCTCGGCATCCAAGATCTCCTTCTCCTCATCTAATCTTCTCATCTCATCAAGATAATCGTCTTCACTCACTAGCTTCTCTTCCC